TCAGGACCACAAAATCCCCTCGTAGACTCGAATCTCACCTATAATGCCAGTAATCACGCTATGACTAGCGGCATTATGGGGGGTTCGTTTTAATGAGATATTCGGTAATTGTTCCAACATACAATCACTGTGATGACCTGCTAAAGCCCTGCATCGAATCCATCATCAAATACACCGACCTATCAGAGATTGAGCTGATAGTGGTGGCAAATGGGTGTACGGACAATACAGACTATTATCTTGAGTATGTAGAGAGTATGTTCCGGCAAGCCGGATGTCCAATGCACTTTCTATATGACTGGTCAGACGAGCCTCTAGGGTATGCCGCCGCTATCAATAGAGGATTGAACCTTGTCAACAGCGATAAGGTCATCCTGCTCAACAATGATACCGTTCTGCTAGACCAGCCCAAGAATCAATGGTTGGATATTTTTGATGAGCCATTCCATAACCCAGCTTGCGGTATTTCCTGCATCATCAAGAATCAGGAAGCTGGGCATGATTTCGCCGTGTTCTTTGCCGTTGCTATCCGATGTGAAGTCTTTACCCAAATTGGGACATTGGATGAATCCTTCGGCGTAGGCGGGGGCGAGGATATTGATTTCTGCATTCGGGCGCAACTAGCTGGATGGAAAATCGGTGAAGTCTTTGAGAAGCATTGGAATGGCAAACAATTTACGGGAGGCTTTCCTGTCTACCATGCAGGGGAAGGAACGGTTAAGCATATCCCCGGATGGGATAAGATTTTTCACAAAAATATGCTCGAAATTGCGAAAAGATATAACCGCGAGCATTACAAGTTCCTGCTGTCCAATGACTACGAGCGAGCCGTGTTCCTGAAGGGCGACCCGGTATTTGCTAGAGAAGCGGCTAGGTACGAATGGGCAGCTCAACATCTCCGTGGCCATAGGATTTTGGAAATAGGGTGTTCTACAGGATATGGAAGGCAATTTTTGCCTGCAGATATTGATTACCTTGGGGTAGATTATGATGCCCAGATTGTAGAGGTGGCCAAAGAGCAGAACTGGGGCGGAAGATTTGCTCATGCAGATATCAATACCATGGCCCTTGGGGGATATGGAACCATCATTGCATTTGAAGTTATCGAGCATTTGCCTAATGGCTTGGAGGTGATAGAACGGCTTAAGAAGCATTGCAATAATCTGATTATTTCCGTTCCCCTGAACGAGCCACCCGGCTTCTGGGGGCATCATCATTGCCTTCATGGGCTGAATGAAAGCCACTTCACCGGCGCAGAATTCTGGTATATCGACCAAGATGGGGTCATCACCAAAGACTTGAATCCAGACGCTAAATTTAACCTTTTGCTGTGCAGGTGGACAAATGGATAAGGTTCTTTGCTCAATCACCACATTCAATCGGTATGACACAACTCTACCGATGGTATTGAGTGCCGTCATTCACCAAACTCGCAGTCCGGACAAAATAATCATTTTTGATGACAATAAAGAGCCAAAGGATTTGCGTGACAATCCTATTTATAAGCATCTATTTGCCATCATGGATGAGAAGAAAATCCCTTGGGAAGTAGTATTTGGTAAAAAGAAGGGTCAGCATTATAGTCACCAGACCGCCAATCGCATGGGATATGACTGGGTATGGCGTGTGGATGATGATTGCATTCCAGAGCCAAATGTTCTTGAAAATTTGATGATGTATACAAGCGATCGGGTTGGAGCTGTAGGTGGTTCGATATTAACGCCCCCCGTTATGCCCAATAAATCCTCTGGAATAATCGGATTATTGGACCAAGAGCCAAACATCCAATGGGGATACATCGATGACGAGACTAGCGTAGATCACCTGCATTGCTCTTTTATTTACCGAGCTGGGGTGCATGACTTCCATTTGGGGTTGTCTCAGATTGCCCATCGTGAAGAGACTTTATTCACCTATGGTCTTAGAAAGAAGGGATTTCTGGTTTTGGTCGTTCCTGATGCCGTTTCATGGCACTTGAAGGCTCCGGGCGGTATTCGATCTGGCTTTGCCAAGGAAATGTGGGAGCATGACGAGCGCATATTCAGGAACCTTATGACTGACAAGACTATTGTGGTCCTGAATTGCGGGATGGGGGATCATGTAGTGTTTTCCCATGTCCTACCTGAAATCAAGAATCCAGAGGTTTTCACCTGTTATCCTGACATTATTCCCGGAAGATCAATCGCAGAAGCAATGGAATTGTACGGAAACATCGACAATTGGAACATTTATGCCAAGATGGACCAATGGGATTGGACGGATTCTCTGGAAAACGCCTTTAGGGAGATGTACCTGTGATCATAATTGCCCCGTTCGCGCAAAAATTGAGAAATGGGAAGGAAAATCCCAAGAATTATCCCTATTGGGAACAACTTATCTCCCTGATAGACGAGCCAATCGTTCAGGTTGGCGTACACGGAGAGAAACAGCTCGTACCTGACTTCCGCCCCAACCTTCCAACTGGAGGGCTCACAGAGCTTCTGAATCAGTCCAAAGCATGGATATCGGTGGATTCATTTTTTCAGCATTGGGCATGGCATAACAACAAAAAAGGGGTTGTTTTGTGGTCAGTTTCGGACCCCAAGATCTTTGGGCACCCGGAAAATATCAATTTGCTGAAAAGTCGTGATTTTTTGGCAAAAAACCAATTTTTATGGTGGGAAGAGGTGCCGTATAATGCCGATAATGGCGTAGATCCTGAAGTAGCCGCGAATGCCATCAAGGGGCTCGTTTCGCCTTGAAATCATAGAAGTTTTCTAGTCTAATAGGGGGTAATTAACGGAGACCGATTATGTCCCAAACCGGCTATACCCCAATATTGATTTATGGCAGTGGCACAACTGGGCATACCCCAAGTGCCTCCAATTTAACTAGCACAGCATCTGGATCAGAATTGGCCATCAATTATTTTGATGGTATTTTGTTCTACAAAGACAATGCTGGCGTAGTTCAAATTATGGCTACAAAAGCAGCCACTTCCGGAACTTTCTCCAATGTCACCATTACTGGTGGAACGATCAATGGCACCTCTGTTGGAGCCACAACCCCTTCCACTGGCGCATTTACCACTCTTTCAGCATCTTCCACTTTAACCCTATCTGGTGGTACTGCTAACGGTGTTGCATATCTTAACGGCTCTAATGTACTGACTACTGGAAGTGGGTTGGTGTTTGATGGAAGCAACCTCGGTCTTGGGGTGACTCCGAGTGCTTGGAATGGGTATGTTTCATTAGACCTTTCAGCCAATGGATATATTTCATCTGGTAATTCATGGATGGAATTGATGCAAAATGTCTATTATAGCGGTGGGTATAAATATAAAGGCACAGGATACGCAAGCCATTATTTACAACAAACTGGTGCTCATTCTTGGTACACCGCCCCCTCCGGCACAGCAGGTTCTGCTATCACCTTCACCAACCCAATGACTTTGACTGCTGCTGGTCAACTTCAGCTTACCAATGACGCATCTATCCATGGATTAACTGTTGGTTTGGGTGGTGGTGCTGTAAGTACTAATACTGCAGTCGGCGGAAGTGCTTTAATATCCAATACAACAGGGTCATCAAACGCTGCTTTTGGGGAAAACTCACTTTTATTAAATACGACAGGCTCTGCAAATTCCGCTTTTGGGCAAGGATCATTAACTTTTAATTCAGTCGGTAGTAATAACACCGCAATTGGTGAAAATGCTCTTTATAGTAACACCACCGCATCTTATAATGTGGCTGTAGGTTACGATTCTTTATATTCAAATACTACTGGGTCGGAGTCTGTTGCCGTTGGTCTGACAGCCCTATATTCCAACACTACTGGTGTAAATAATACGGCGGTAGGATTCCAGGCGGGTTATAGTAATACTACTCAAGGAAGTCTAACTGCACTGGGTTATGAAGCTGCAAAGTATACTACTGGTGCCAGATACACAGCAGTAGGTGCTTTTGCTTTGCAAGGTGGAACAAGTGCTGATGGTAGTTATAGTACTGCTGTTGGAGCATATGCTCTTGCTTCAGTAACATCTGGTCAATTTAACATTGCTGTTGGCGACCAAACTCTTGGAGCCAATACAAGCGGCACATACAACACTGGCGTAGGGGCCTTAGCCTTATATAACAACACCACAGCCTCTAGCAA